CCGGACTATTTTCTTGTTGTAGAGGCTCTCTAAGTCCTTGTTTTCCTTATTAGAATACAACCACGCGAAGGTTTTCACTTTGGCTTCTTCGCGGCTGAGTTCACCATCGAAAACGTTCTTGACATTCCAATTATGGATGTCGTTCTTGGGCTGTTCAACGCCGGCGAGAGCCAGAAGCACCCTCAACTCTGCTGCATTAAAGTCAAGCTCCACCAGCCAGTCGTTCTTTGGTTTAATGCACGCGCGGAACTCTTTGTTCATCGTGAGAATGGGTAAACTGTTTGGGTTTGTTGATAGGCGCCCTGTGATCGTGCCCCATGGGTTATAGTCGCACACGTGATTGACGGTTTGCAGGGTGCGGTGAAAGTTCATGCCGCGGACACTGCTCAAAAGATGCTTGATTGGGTTGATGTCGACACTCACAGTCTGCGAACGGATGCTAGAGAGCATTTCCACAAGGTTGTACATGCAGTCATAGTTCTCTGGTTTCGGGTGGGTCTCCAAAACGTGCTTAGTGATCTTATTTTTGGCCTCAAGATATTGATACAGGAAGAATTCTGGAACCACATCATAAAAGCAGTTTTCATCCAAAGAAAGTTGTGATGTTTTAAAAGCCTTGAGACACGCTCTAAGCTGTTTCTTGATTTCCTCCCAGCTATCACGCAAATCCTCGGGGCAAACCTCTGTCAGGGTGGCTCCGTCGCTGTAAATGCGTGCTAGTTCATAATGATCGCCTGGAAGGTGAGTAGAGTACTCCCAGGTGGCTCCAGAACGGGGCATCTGTTTGGTGGGGTTGATAGAGTTGTTGGCAAAATATCCAATACAATCTCTTTTTTGATCAAGCACCTGAAATAGCAGAGAGTCTTCCTTCACTGTGTTATAATAGCAGGAGGCTCAGCGCGTGTCAAGTACTTTTTCTGTCTAAACGTTCTCGCGTTTGCATAACCACGGCACCGGGGCCATAAATGTACTGGCGGTATACTAAGTTTACATAGTGGGCGACCGTACCCAGGCTTAGGCTGGTGGGGGCGCCGGCAATAAGGGAAAATAGGTCATATGATTCTTGTTTGAGGGACCTAAGATGATGGGGAGACAAGGGGCTTTGAACCTCTACTTGTCGTAGATCAATATATAAATCGATGAGGAGCTTAATTGGCAATAACGAGGCACTAGGGTGTCCCTCCATATATTCCGACTCCTTCATCTCAAGAGGGACGCGAGGTTTTGCTGCAATGGAGCATTTAGAATCTACGGTGCCCACTTCGTCATCATAATAAGGCGCCTTGGCTACCAGCTGATGATACGAGTTAAGTAGAATTCGAACTAGATCAACAAAATCCGTGGTGTATGTTTTGGTATAAAAAATATCAAAAAAGTTATTTTTATTAACTGTGGTACCGGTTCCAGGTACAGCATATCCGCTAGTGCCAGTTGCTAAAAAAGCCTCCGTAAATAAATCTGCAGTTAAAATCCATGGAGCATTTTTGTTAACCACAAAACCATACTTCTTTGCACAGCGTCGGAAAAACTCAAAGTTGGGGTCAGAGAGAAACTTCTTATATTTGACAGCATCGTTTGACGCATCTAAATTGCTTATTGAAATGCTGAGTCCACTCCCCATTAGGCTAGCCTGAGAAGAAAGTATATAATTTGTTTTGGTGATGGGAGTTGCTTGTGCTACATTTAAGAGGTAGGGGCGATAAAACTTTAGGAAGGAGGGGAAGTCTCGAATGGCAAACTTCTGGGTGCCGCTTAAATTTCTAAGAAAGGCATTAAATAAGTTTTGTGTGAACTGACTATAGCTTGCATTGGGTGATTCGTATGCCCTGACTGCTTCCAGATTCATCATCGCCGGATTACCCTGAGGTACAACTGCTCGCACCCATGTAGCCTTCTGCATATGCCGCACGAATTTTTCAAACGCGGCCACCGCCACGTTTAGAGCCATCACATTAGCCGGACCGCTGGAAGGGATAGCCTTCATATTTATTAGACGCGGCACAACAGTATTTTGATTTTGATCAATGCGACCATACAAAAATTTATCATGCCAAACGTCTAAGCCGATCGGACGCGCTTGCGGATACACTCCTTCTTTATAAAGGCTGCGTTGGTAAAACCCACCAAGTGCACCTAAGTCATTTTTCCCCTTAGGGCTAACGAGATCGCCAATGGGATAATTAAATGTGTTTGCCATATCTTATATAGTTCCTCGTTTACTAAGCTTTTCTATTGGTTCTGGTTGATGCCGGCACGTTAGTCTCTCGGAGGGATGCCGCCGAGGTACACATCGGTGGCTTGTGCACTCGTGGTGGTACCGGTCGGCTCGCCGATGCTATCGATCAGCGCGTTGATCTCGGGGTCATCCAAAAGTTCGTCGATCTCTTCGCCCAGCGCGGCGGCGTACTGCGCGTCGGCATGCTGTTGCGCTCGATCCGTGGGCGCACGTTCAATGTCGGGGGGTACGTCTAGAGCAACACCAACCACCGGTGCGGTGCCGCTTTCGAAGTCGAGTCCTTCTTGTAGGGCTGTAAGACTTACGTTGTAGCCAGAGGGGGAAATAGTATGGCTGACGCCAGTGATAAGAAAGTAGCCTGCTAATCCCAAAAGACGGACAAGGCTCACGTCGGTGCCAGCCATCGTGGGTCTAATAAAGGTATATTGGCCATTCTTGAAGAGGCTATTGCCTACTAAATCCAAACGCACAGAATATAACTCGCGCAGTTGTTGGGCTCCTAGATTACCAAACTTCTGTATCTTAGCCTCGCGGAGATAAGTCTGTTCCTGGCGCGAGAAATTGGCTTTCTTAACTAAGCCAACCGGCGAGCCAATGTAGTGATGATAAATCCCACTTTCTAAATCATGCTTCCGGTCACCTTTACGATCGCGAGGTGAGGCGTCGGTAGAATACAAAACCAATCCAGAGGTGATGTTATATTTGTTGAAGAATTTCTCATCTCCCGCTTTGCGCTTCTTGACGGCTGTGTCGAGTTTTGGGATATCATTTTCAGGTGTTGAGGATCTTACCAATTCGGTTAGCCTGTCAACACTAACAACATTACCGGTACCTTTGGCGCCAACATGCGGCAGTCCTGAGTCTTTGTCTTTGTTGTTGAAGTGAACTATAGCTGTATCGAACCGAATATCATCTACCACGTTCTCCTGGATGCATCCCTTTTTGAGAGCTTCCCCAATAAGGCTGGCACAGATGTCCTTCAGGAAGTGTAATAGATAATAGCTATTTCTTTGATTCTTAATGACATGGTTCTTAAACCATATATTAAATTGATCAATAGAGATTGGAATATCCCCGATATTAATACGCTTTTTGACGCTTCCATTAAAGAGAAGTCCCTTCTTGCGTAGCTGTTCTAGTACCTCGTTGTCATTGATTGTGTTGGCGCATACAATTTCATCTGAATTTTCAAACTGATAGAGCAACAAAGGATTGGTAATGTCTATATCAGCCAAAAACATCCTAAAATTGGATTTAAGAATAGCACTAGGCTCATTATTAGTACCCAAAATTACATTTGTCTCAAGAATCATATCAACCAAATCACCCAAATAAAAATAAGGAATGTCCATTACGTCGGTTTCTTTGCCCTCGCGTATGCTCTTATTCCATTGGTTAGTGATGTTCTGCGAAACTGTCTGGGTCTCGTCATCGGCAGTATTCCCCCCGGTCTGCGCGAGGGAGTCTAACAAGTTTGTATTAAACGATGAGCGGGTGCCTGGTTTGGCGACAACAAAGCCGGTGCTTTTGCTCATTTTTTCTCTTGCGCGTTTTGCGCGCTCTTCAGGGTCAGTGATTTGCCCGAGCGGTGTTTTGACTAATTCGTCCGTCTCAACCCGCATAGTATAAATTTGCTGGATCTGGGTATCTTTCTTGGGGTTGAATCTGGTGGCGCGTCCATATAATCCCTCCAGAAACTTACGATATTTTTTGAGACGATCGGCATTGAGTAGTTCCTTTTTTTCTTCTAACAATTTTTTCATGGCTTCACGCTCGCCCTTAGTTTTCGACTGAATATGTTTACTCCGGGTCTCGGCGTCGGGGTGTGTAGTAACCGCTTGCTGCTCTACATCATTTATTTTCTTTCGCGATTTCTCCACATCCTTCTCTAAAGTCTCCAAAAGAGCCTTTGTCTGCTTGTCGGTTGGTCCCAAAATATCCATTTTGTTATTCGTCAGAATTCCACTAATTGCTGCCTGATAATCAATCGATAGTTTGACAGACCCATTTTCATTGAAAGTAAGGTTGTGTCGCGTTTGCTGAAGATACAGAGCAATGCGACTAGCCTTAAGGGCGGCTGTCACAGCATCTAATTTCTTTTTTTCTGTGTCCCAACGCGGGTGGGGCTCTGGCCACACTTCACGAAGAACGTGTCGGGGCGGTGTTGCCCATCCTGCCACAACTTTAATACGGAATTGAGCCCCATCATACTGAGCCCCGGCAGCGAGGACAGCATTCTGGGCTGCTTTACAAGTTTTGGGCTTCTCTTCGGGTTTCTGATCCTTCTTTTCGTCCTTCTGGGGCAGCGCGCTCTTAAGAGTCGCAGCGGAAATTAACAAATCGAGAGGGACCGCCTTTTTGCCGCCGCCGCCAAAGCCGCCCTGGTTTCGATCAGATCCCTCAAACAATTCATTAATAGTTTGAAAGTAAAAAGATAAATTAGCGCTGATGTTATTGTCGACTTCGGCTGGTTGGACACCGTCCAACTTCCACGTAAAGGATTGTAATCCCCATCCCTTGTAACGTCCCGCGGATCCTATAATATCTTCTTCTCGGGTGTAATTAGGAATAGGAATCTCTTGCTGACCAATGGGTATCATTCCTGTCTCTGGGTCATAGTCAACACGATACAGCTTGATGTATGGAGTAAGGGCTCCGTACACTGCTGTGGGTAAATCTAAGAGTGCCTTCGCTGCATCGTCGCCTATGTGGTTAATGCGGGATATGGTTGTTCCGGGACCGCCCAAACTAGCGCGGGGATTGGTCAGCGCGACCACATTTTTATAAGGCTGTGCTGCAACATTCTTTTTGTGCAACTCCGTAACTGCATCGACGTTTTCCATCAAAAAGCATTGCAAGTCAAACGGCTTAAGTTGACGATAATTAGCTACAACATCCAGAGCAGTCGGATCTACTTCCTTCAGGGTGGGGGCTGCGCCCTTGCCGCCGGTAATCCCCTTTTCTCTCGCTTGTGCGGACGTGTCTTCACTGATTGCGCCGGCGCCGAAGAAATCCAGTATTCTCTCTACGTGGTCGTGCAGGACCTTCTGTCCTTTGTCTGAGTCGATAGGATCGCCAAATAAATCCTTGAATTCTGTTCCTATATAATTTCGAATAGCGGTGTCAAGCACAGAAAGGTTATTGCTTTTGTTCTCAAATCCTTCAAATAGGGTCCGCCATGCTGTTTTTACTTGCGCTGGTACAACGTCATCAATATGGGTTCTATATGCGGCGAACGAGGCTTCATCTAACAGTCGCTTGCCATCTTCGATCTCGCCAGGGAAGTAATCGGTGGGCGCGACGCCCGGGCCCCACACGTGGAATGGTATGCCTTCAAGGGGGAGAGTATGCAATAGCGCCAGGCGATCGGGAAATATGTGCTGACCGCGAGGTGTGTCAACTACTTTGCTGCTTTTGGACTTCTGGGGGGATGGTCCATTCGGTCCGTTATAAGAGGCGTGTGCCCTGTTACCATACGCGTTAAAGGCGCGACTCCACGCGCTGGTGGTTTCCGCCGCGGCATTGGGCTGCGCGCTAGCGGCGCTCCAGATCCATGAGTTGTAGCCGCCGCGGTCGAGCTTCTGGGCGGCGGCGTTCCAGATATCGATCCCTGACGTCATCAAGCTTGCGCGGGCATCGAGGAAGGTCTGACGATCCAGTTTTTTATTATCTACGCCCACCAAGGTTAATAAGTCCATAATTTCAGGAGATAATAAATGTCCGTACATGGGCGCTGCAGCGGTGCTGTTCTGATCAAAGTAGTTATCAATCTGAATCGTCGTTCCATAAAAAAGAGGGTCCAATGAAAAACGATTGGTATCGCCTTTGCCTCGCGGTGGGATTCCAAGCGCGCGGGCGGCACCGGAGTAGCCGCCGCCGGGACCTTCTAGAAGATCGGCAGGCCAGCTGGAGTCTCCGGGATTATACCGGCGCTGGTGTACATTGCTTGGCGTGGTGGTGCTTTCGGCGCCAGGGGGGGCGGCATTGCGCTTGTGGACCTTCGAATAAAACCAATTTGTTTCCCCTCCTACAAAAACACTGGTGCCTGGATTATCTTCGGCTTCCAGTGCCGCGAGGGATAGTCCGGGCTCACTGGAGCCTCCGACCATGGTCCTGTAGCGAGGACTTTGAACACTGAGAAGCTGCTGAGTTCGAGCGACGTCATCGGCATCGTTCACAAAATCTGACCAACTTCCTTGTTCTTCCATCTCTTTTCGAATATCCAGAACGGACTTGGCTTGAAACTGCATATTATAGCCCGTGATCAAACCGAACTGGCGCCACTTGGTTTTTACATTTAGCCAGTTCGTTCCCTTCACGTGACCGCCGCCGGTGTTTAGCTCCACCGGTCCCAGTGCTGCTATTGCGGACTCAACACTGGCGATGGATCCCGCGGCGGTGCCGCCGGTGGACGCCATAAGCTCGCTCGTTGCCTCTTCAATTCTCTCTTGATACCCATTCTCCACATAGTTCTCCACAAAGTAGTTGTATGCATACTCTAATTTAAGACTATCTTTATATAACTCGAAGAGTGTGGGAGCAGCGTCATCGAGCCACTGGGGAGAGAGTTTACGAATTCCTGCAGACAAGGCTCCGGCAGTCTCGGCGCTGAGTGCCGCTTCACGATCAGCTTGGCGCTGTAACTGAACCGCTTCATCATAAGCTTGGAGCCACGCAGCATCCTCTGGGGTTAAGGGCTGTGGCGCGTCTTGCAATCTGCGCTTTTTTTCTAGATCGGTTTCCTCGTATGCCATGACCTATCCGCTTATTACTTGCAGAACCTCATCCAATGGAAGCGGGATAAGGAGTACATCTCCATTCTTCACGTGTGCTTCAGTGGGCTTGCTATTATACAGTGCGATAACCCACCAATACTGAGCATCATTATAATGCTTTAGCGCCAATTTGTAAAACCGGTCGCCAACTTTCCATATATGCTGTATCCGCATGAGGTCAGCGCGATCGGATGCACCAGGCGACTCAAGCTGGGGAGTGCCGTATTGGCGGATGTAAGGAACCTGGCGTTGCTCTAGAATACTTTCATAGGATTCGCTCTGGTTGCGGAAGATTGTTTTGTTGTTGTATCTGTTTCCCATGTGTTATTAATCCCCGCACATGCCGAGATCGCGGAGTTGTTGGCCGTGTTCACCGTAACAGGCGCCCATCTGTACTTCAGCCACCTCATCCTCATCATTGTTTTCACCCGCAACTTCGCCGACATCAGCCTGAGCGTCGGCGCCTTGATTTAGGCGTTCTCGGCGTGCGGCGATGGCGTCGTCTATTTGCTCCTCAGTGGGGTTGTCGGTCTGGTCCAAATTTCCATTGGCGTCGTCAGTAGTCTCCGCGGTGGTTCGGGGGCCGGCGACAAAGCCCTCAGGCGGTGGGGGGGCGATAAAAGCATTGGGGAAAGCTTCATCCGTCCCGAAGGAGCCACCGAAAGTAAAGTTGGTGCCGCCGATGCTGCCGGCTGTTGGCGCCCAGCCGACTAGGTGTGTGTGAAGCACTGTGAACGTAAAACTCAAGGATAGCTTCTTAGGAAAGTAATTCTTTACAGCGATCGAAGATTGACTTTCCACACGCTGACCGGGGATGGGTCGGGAACGTTCCACCGTGGCGGATTCCAGTCCTCGCAATATAAAGCCTCCCTCAGTAACCTCAGGGCTATAAGCTAAACCGCCATTGATGTAGCCAATTAATTTTTCATCGCTATTGTTGGGGCTCGAAATTAGATTTGTCCACTTCAAACCGAGAAGAGGTCCTGACTGGAGAGTGTTTTGTTGTACCATGGCGCCCGCGGCATAAAGAGGATACATAAATTTAATTAGTTGCCGGACCTTATCCATGTTGTCTATAGCATGTTGTTTATCATCATTTGGAATATCAAAGGCCAACTGAATGCTTCGTCCTGTTCGTTGATAAGTGGCCAGTGGATCCATTCGTCCATAAACCGTCTCTTCCTGCCACTGAGAAGTATAGGTATCACTAAAACTTGTCACCCATCCTTCAAAGGTAACCTCCTTGTTGGTGGGAAGATGCCAAATCTTAATCGTAAAAAAATCGTTGTTGCGTAGCGCTGGATATGGATTCATTTTATTTATCTCCTAACCAAAGGGTGTCATTCCCGATGCATTAACTATAGACGCGGCAAATTCTTGACCATCGTCGAGTGTCAACATAACTCGTTGGGTGCCTCCGCGCGAGATATCCTCACGCAAACCCTTTAGTTCAGCCACCACAGCTGTTGCCATGTTAATGGACTCTTTAGTGTCCGCTGCGTTAGTCACATACGTGCCATAAGGGAGCACCGCTGTTTCTGGTCCATGTTCGTTCAGTCCCACAGCAGCATAAAGTTTCTCAAGGAAGCTTCCGCCACCCTGCGCAGGTTCGGGATTTACTTCGCCCCCCGGAGCTAACATCATATCCGGGCGCCTGGAGCCTGCTTTGAGCGCTGCGCTCTTCTTGGGACCCAGATTTACCAGACCTCCCCGAGCCAACATCGTGTCGGGGCGACGAGAGCCTCCTCCTGCAGAGCCTCCTTCTCCAGGGCTATCAGCGGCCCAAGCCATTCCTCCTGCCATGGCGCCTCCTGCCGCGGACACGCCAGCAGCTGCCAACATTGCGCCGGCGATTGGCCAGCCGAGACCGCCTGTCGCCAACATTACTGCGCCTGCCATGGGTACCAGCGCAGCTGCGAGGGCGATCGAGACCACGGCCATTACTTTACCAAAAGTATTCATCCTATCTACCATCGACCCAATGAATTTCGCAGCCTTACCAAAACCCTTCACCATCGGAATCACCACGTCCTCGATAAAGGGACGCATATCGATAGCCATCGCCATCATAGCTGATTTTATTTGGCCAAGCATCGTCTGGACCTCTTGTGCCTGGTCTGCGAGGGCTTCTTGTTCCATCGTTTGTAGCTGCATTTCAGCCGTTGACATTTTCATGATTCTAGATGCATCTTCCACCGACATTCCTAGTGCTGCAGCCATTGCCTGCTTCTCAAATCGATTCATGGCGTCAAATTGAATGCCAGATGCGTCAACAGATGACTTCAGAAGGTCAATTCGTTCTGCCTCGGACGCGTTCAACATATCAATAGAATTAAGATAGGGACCGCCCATTATGGCGTTAAGGCGACCCACAGATTTGGCGGCGCCGTCAAAGGTATCAAACTGTTTGGCGTAGCCCATAAGGGTGCCGACTTCAATACCAGTTGCCTTTGCTTGCTTAGCCAGATCTAAAAAGACATTCTCTGCATTAGCTCCATATTTCGATAATTCCTTAAATGAACTCTGAAAATCAGCACTCATCTTCTTCATTGATACGCCAAGAGATTTGGCACTTCCGGCGAGCTTGCGTACAGTGGCACCTAGAGCATCAGGTCCGTAACCTAGGGAACGGGACAATTGGTCCATTATCTTGGCTGAGGATCCTGCATCTACTCCAAGCTTTTCAAGGAGCACTGTGGTCTCTGCAAGATTGCCGCGCTCAGTTTCACTCAATTCTGTAAATCCTGAGAACTGCTCGTAGAGGGTACCGAAAGCTTTGGCGGCTTGAGCAGACGTTACCCCCGCTTCGAACGTCCGACGTTCCAATCCAGTAATTTCTAGGTTATACTGTTTGCTGGCGCCTGTTGCGGTGCGGAAACTCGATATCGCTTCGTCTTGAGCCGTAACAAGACCCGCGATCGTATTTCTCATTTTCTTCAAGCCAGCCTCAACTAGCTGTATAGCCTTCATCGCTGCTTGCATTTTCATCTGCTTCTTCACGTTCTTCATGACTTCTTCCATGTCGGCGTTCTCATCTTTTGCCTTTTGTATTACTTCTCCAATCTTAAACATCTGCATCGTCATACTGTTGGCAGGTACTTCTAAGCCAAGCATCTGGGTGCCAAGCCGTGAAAGATTTTGAGTCAAGCCTTCCTCGGCGCCTAATTGTTTATTAGTGTTTTTATACGCCTTATTAAGATTTTTAATTTTGGCTGCGTATTTCTCTGTATTACTGGCTAGCTTCTTATCGAGGCGGTCCTGGTCTCTTTTGTTCTTTTTGCTTTTCTCGAATTGCTCTCGCGCGCTTTCCTGTTGCATTTCCAAGTCGGCGGCGGCGGTGCGGCGATCAGTGGCGAGCTTTTCTTCGGCTTTGGCTGCTTTTTGCTGATATTCCCTTTCGATCGAGAATCCCAAGTTTTTGTAAGCCTGCTCCAGATCCTCGACTTTTTCCTTAGCGCGCTCGAGGGCTTTTTCTTCGCTGGCAAGGTCTCCGCCGGGACGTGTAGCGCGGGATCGGGCTCGGGCAGGTGTGTCGGTGGTTTTATCCGACCCTTGATCATCCGCTAAACGCTGTAGAAGCTTATTAAGGTCTTGGATTGTTTTGTCGGTTATTTCAGCCATTTAGATTTTATCCCTTATTGAATGAAGGGCCACCTCAAGCCTGTTTCATATTCAAATTTGCGTACAGCATCGTCCAATTGATATTTGGATGTCATCGTCTGGGCATCATTGAGACCGTGTTTAACATAGGAATCCATGTAGCGCTTCTCTCGTTGGAGCGCTGAAAAGAAAGACATTATCTGACTCTGATTGCCTGTTACTGAGACGTTGGGTGTCAGGTTGGACCCCCCATGCAACGCTTGCATCAAAAAATAGACATCATTGGAAAAATCACTATAAACGTCTTCGGTTAAGGAAACGTTATTCTTGTGATTTAGATTAAATTTAAGCGTTCGAGACATAGGCGGGGGTCCTCTTACATAAATAGTTATAAACCAAAAAAGGCCGGCTATTTGCGTCCCATAGCTTTCTCGACTTGGTCGTGTTCTTTTTTATACTCTTTAATTAGTCGTTCAACAAACCAATGTCGCAACCGAATAGGGAGGTTATAAGCCTCAAAGAACGACCAGCCACCGTGATGTTTTAAGACAAATAACTGTTCATAAACATCAGCTTGGTAATCATGCGCTAGGCCAAAAAAACTCTGCCGTTAACGGCATTACCACCTTTCCGTTATAGGCACACTCTGCGCACGAGAATTCATGGCTCAAATCAATATCGGGCTTAATATACTCATACATGTGCCGCAGGTGGCGGGAGTCTTTTGCTGGCATCAAATCCACAAAGCGGTCGATCATTGAGCGCTCGTCTACTCCATTCAGCGACGTAATAACAGCTTTCAACAAATCAGTACTGTTGGTATCGGGAAGCTTAAGTTTCTTTTTGCGTGCGGCAGCAGCCACGAGGCGTTGCTCGTTGCCCGAAGTTAAAAGACACACTTCAACAGTTACACCGGTTACAGGGAGATCAAACATAAATGTACCATCACCTGTTTCTTGTATCTCTTCTGGGATATCTGTAACATGACGTAAGGAAAGAGTGTCTAGATCGAACTCCGCCTCATTGGTGAGACCACAATCAGGGCACACAATCCGTGTAGTATACTCAGCTCCGAAACCGCTAATACGTGCGGCTACAATTAGTGCATTTTTATCACCGATTAAAAAATCATCCAACTTAAGTGTCTTATCAACCAATAGTGCTTGCAACATTCGATCAAGTGCAACTCCTTGGCGCAACAATGATTCGCTGGTGAGAATGTCTTCTTCTTTTGCTGTCATATAACGCAATTCAACCGTCTCCATTCCTGCGAGAGAAGAGTCATCCGCGTAAAATCTTCCCTGACTGGGGAGTTCCACAAATTCCGTTGGGGTTACAAAGGACAGGAGGTCCTGTGTGGGGAGTGTTGCCGCTGCAACAGACGTATCTTCAGGGGTTGGCGCTGCAAACCGCTCTGAGTTTCTTTTTCTAGCCATTAATTACCTACTTTCTTGTAAGTCGGCTCCGGCACCTAGCCAGCGGCTGCATCAACCGCGGGACCCGACTCATACCTAGCCCAATCATACCGCATTTCGACCGTAACATTAAGTAATTCCGTATCATTGTCATAACTTAAATCACCGAAAGTGGCGTTGGTCACAAAGGCATTCTCTAAGCGCCACGTACCAACAGTACCGCCCTCACCATTAACTTCTTCAATGGTGACAAGACCCAACTGCCGCAGCGCGTCGGCCTTATTAACAGTACCCGGGGCATGACCAGAATTGAAAATCTCTTCTTGTTTATTGGGGTCCAAATATCCCATTCCCGTCAGGGCGTTAAGGAGAAGCTGGTTGCTGTCAGGATTGACTGCGTTTACAATGGTAGCTGTTACTGTGTTCCACTCGACCGAGCCAGGATAGTAATAAGTGTTGCCCAAAAACTTATGGGGCGACTGTCCCACAGTGTAGCCGGGCTTTGTGACCGACTTTGCAAGGTAAGTAGCATACGTAAACTTTTGCTCAGCATTCACAAGTCCTGGGATTTCCAAGATAAAGCGATGTGCTCGTTTAGGCTCTGATAAAGCGCTGGTCCAAAATGGCATTGTATAAGTTCTCCTTGTAGTCCTAAGTTATATAGTGTGAGAGATTAAAACCTCCCCCAATATTAATCATCAAATGATGCTCCAGTTCGAGTGATATTGAAATCAATCGCAATATATTCAATTGCCCTTGTCGGCTTCAGGTAGATACGAGCATACATGATGTTCCTATCAACCAAATCCGGCGTAGTCGTTGTATCATCCAGGATGAGCTTATAATCCGACAGACCAAAGTTGGTCTTGATATCGGCCAAGATAGGCTCGACGCTAGAGATAAAGCGATTCCACGTAGTCTTCACGTTCGGATCGAACAAGAGAGTGGCGGCAACCTGAGAGATGCGCTTCTTCACGAAGATCATGAGCCGGCGCACGTTAATACGGTCCAGAGCGGAAGGAGTAACCTGCAGGGTCTTCTGACCGAAGATTACAATGCCTTCTGCGGGGAACTTAGCAATCGGGTTAATGTTTGCAGCATAGAGATCATCACGATCCTTACGACGCAGCTGATGGGATACATCAGTAACCGGAATACCAGCGGCACCCTCGGTAAGTCCACCGCGGTTAAAGCCTGCGGGAGCAAACCAAACCTGAGTCTTCTTTTGCGAGCTTGAGAAAGTTCCCAAAGCGGCAACAGAAGGCGGCAACCAAACCATAGCACCGTTAATAGTGTCGCGGCAGCGCAGCCACGGGTAGAAAGTACATGCGTAAGAGCTATTGATAGCCCGCGTACGCAGGTCATTGATAACCGTAGCCAACTCGGCAGCCGTATTATTACGGGCTGACGTAGTGCCTTCTGCACGCGCCTTGTATCCACCCTGAACGTCGATAACCGCCAGAGCGTCGGCACGATCTTCACACACATTAATGAGTTGTGAAGTAAGACCGGGTTGCTTGAGTCCGGGGATGGTAGCAAGGTTCATCTCAACAACCTCGGGGTCGGCGAGAGAATCGATACTACGGCGAATAGTGTTAAACGTGTAGCTGTTATCATCCGTGGGGCTTGTACCGGTC